ATGTCCGCTGTGTCTGCCGTGTTCACCTTATTGGCCGGGGCGGCGATGTTTGCCGCGCTGGTGGGACTATTCAAGCCTGCGTTGGTCATGCGATGGGGTAAACCTACGCGCGTGAAGGCGTTTCTGGTGTATTTCGGATTGATGGCCGTGCTGTCGATGGGCATGGATGCTCCGCCGAAGCCGTCGCCCACCTCGGCCACGTCGCCCAACGTTGCATCCTCCCCTGCGTCGGCGGCACCGGCCAGTGTGGTGGCGGCGCTACCTGCTCCTGTGCCGTACATGCTGGTGTCGTCAGAGGATATGTCCAGCGGTTCCCGCAAGCGTTGGCGGTATCGCATCGTGCCTGCGGATGCCGACCAGTCCGAGTTTTCGCGGCAGAACATGGCAGCCACCGTCATTGCGGCGGCCAAGCACTACACCGAGACGGGCGGGGCCGCCCTCGTTCAGGTCATTCTGGAATCGCAGGCCGACCGGCGGCCACATGCCGCAACCCAGCTTGCCTCGGCGGAGTATTCGCCGGACGGCAAGGGCGCTGGCGGTGATACCGGCAAGGTCTGGCGCGTGACGGCAGGCAAGCGCGGCACCACGACGCAGGAGCGAGAGATGGCCAGCCTGTGGGGCGAACTGCGCGGCCACCACCAGAAAGACGGCTTTACCGATGAAGATGCACTGCGCGCCGCCATTGCCAAGCGCATGGAGATTTCCCCCGGCGAGGTCAAGTTGCCGCGCATCCTCCAGGAAGAGGTGCCCCTTTCGCCGGACCAGCTTGCGGCAGTCCCGTCCACTGGCCCCGCGCGATAGGTATCTTTTCCCATCCATTCGCCCGACAGCCCCCGGCAGGTTATCCCCTGCCGGGGGCTTTGCGTTCTACTCCATGGTCAGCGCGTTTCCGTGGCCAGCGTGTCGCGGTGGGCCGCTGCGATGCGGTCGACGGCGATGCGGTGGTATTGAGGCGACAGCTCAATGCCGAGGAAGCGGCGTCCGGTGGCCATGCAAGCCATGCCGGTGGTGCCGCCACCGGTGAACGGGTCGAGCACGAGGCCGCCGGGCTGCGTCACGGCCAGCAGGTCGCGCAGCAGGGCCACGGGCTTGCCGGTCAGGTGGACCTTTTCTGCCGGGTTCACGTTGTGCCGCAGCACGCCCGGCAGGCAGTTGCGCGTGGCCGGGCTGGCCTTGCGTTTCACCGCGTAGACGAGGAATTCGGCGTCACGTCGAAACTCGCCCAACAGCGGACGGGCGGACGGCTTATGCCAGACCACCAGCCCGCGCCACAGCCATCCGGCGGCCTGCACCGCGTCGGTGGTGGACGGCAGTTGCCGCCAGTCCGTGAAGACCAGCAGCGGCGCGCCGTCGCGGGCCATGCGCCAGCACTCGGTCAACCACAGGGTGGCCCACGTGGTGAAGCTGCGTTGATCCTTGTTGTCGCCCAACATGGCCGGGTAGCTGCGCTTTGTGCCGCTGGTCTGGTACTTGGCCGCCGGGTCGGCCTGTCTGGCCGTCAGGGTCATCCCGCCGCTGGAATACGGCGGGTCGGTGACCACGGCGTCCACGCTTTCGCCGGGCAGTTCCCGCAGCACGGTAAGGGCATCGCCCTGGATGATGGTGGCCACGTCGCCAATGCGTTCAATCGGTCGGTCCATGCGAAGGCTCCTTCGAGGCTCGCTGGCCTTCCGTGCCGGGGGTCGTGCCCCTCACGTGGTTCATGCACCCGCAGCGCGGGCATTTGATGGTGAGGTCAATGGCCTCTCCCTTGGCCAGCAGGCGGCGGCAGTTGCCGCAGCGCACTTCCCGTTGCGTGTGTCCCGTCATGACGTGCCTGGTGGTGATGGCCACTCGCGCCTGCTACAACCGTGGCCCCCTTGTCTTTCGGGCAAGGGACCATGGAGCAGCGGAACGAACCGGCGGGCTGCTACCCGTCGGGGGCCGTGGTCCGGCGTGCCTGCGCCGGTCCAGTGGGGGCGCGCCAACGCCCCCGCCTGTTCCTCTCGGCTTCGTGCCCGGTCGCGCCGTCTCTTGCAGTTGACGCGACCGGGCCTTTCCTTTCCCTATTCAATTGTCAGTGAGCATGCCCGGTGCGCGGGCTACCTCCCTACGTGGGATAGCTGACCACGATGGCCAGCACGGCGGCCACGGGTTCCTCACCGGCCTGCGCGGCCAGCAGGGCCTGCTCCAGTTCAACACGGCGCGCGGTCAGTCGATCCACCAGATACTCCAGCCCTTCGGGGTCCGTGACCGCCATCAAGGCGGACCCCACGGCCACGCCGGTGGCGGTCGCCTCCGCCCCGGCCAGCACGCCCGCGAGGGCCGTGTCGTAGCCGGTGCGGATATCGCCCTGTTTGGTGGTGATCGCGGCGCCCAGTGAGGGAGGTGGAGCATCAACGGCAACGGGGTGCCCTGCGCTGTCCGGCTGGATGACAAGCCCATGCGCCTGCGCGTCAAGTAATGCGGCATGCTCATCGGCGGTGATGGCTACGGCGTCGGCAGGAATGTTGGCGTGAAGGTCCTCAATGTAGAAGCCCCCGGTGGAGGCGGAGTAGTATCTGCTCATGATGTTTCCCTTAGTAGCCGATGGCGAGCCATGCGACCGCACGAGCAGGCGCGGAGGCCGCCGTCGCGCCATCGTACGAGATTGATGCCTGTGACAACGATATTGCAGAGCAATGCGCAGATGCGGCGTCTACCCCATATGCGGTGTCCTTTGTTGCGGCATACATTTGGCAGCACGCGGTTGGAAACGCGACCGGAAACGTAATTATGGTTGTCGTATCGCGCGCCAATACAGCTGTTACCCCCCACTGGATAATCAGCCCGCTGGGTAATCGTTGCCAGCCACTTGGACCAAGATGCTGCGACCAGTCGGACCGGTCCACCTTGCCCGCCAGCGTGGCCACCAGCGCGGCAATGTCCACCTCGCCAGCGTTGGTCACATGGTCGAAGGCCTTGATGCAGGGCAGCCAGTTGACCGTCCTGGGTAGGGTCTCGCCAGTGCCCGTCGGGATCGTCAGGATGCCGGACGTCGATGCGGTGACATTGACGGTGCCGGGGCCGCTGGTCAGGTCGTGGGTCGCTGGTCCCCACGAGGGCACGACGCCAATCACGGTCTCGCCGTCACCGTCCATCGGGACAAACAGCCCCTCGGTGGCGTGCGCCTGCCACGCACCAACGGCGCGCCCTCCGCTGGGATTCGCCCCGCGCACGAAATCGCGCAATCTCGGGCAACGGAACGTGGTGGCCCCGTCGCCGCTGGAAAACGCCCCCACCGACGACTGCACCGCCGCCTGCGCCTGCCATGCCGCCTCGGTGATGATGTTGCCGCTGGCCTGCGCCATGGCCCACAGTTGCGGGTACGCCTCTCTCGGCAGCAGCGGGCCGTCGTTGATGGCCAGCGAACCCGCCGGGGGCGTGGTGCCCGGCCACCAGAAGGTCATGCCGATGGGCATGCCGCCAACGCGCTTCAGCGCATCGGCCAGTTGCTTCGGCGTCACGTAGTCTTCGGTATCCACGCCCTCGGCTGCCTTCTCGTCCGTGGCGCGGCGCACGAAGCCCACCACTTCGGTGGTAGCTTGCGGGTGGGCTGCCTCGCTGGCCTCATGCCCTTCCACCACCTGCGTCACGTACTGGCGCACGTACTGCTGGGTGGCCATGGCCGCGCTGGCGATGGTCAGGGTCACGGCGGCGGAGTTGGTCAGCGGCAGGCGGATGCGTTCGGTCACTTCCACCGCCGTGCCCTCGGCTATCAGCGGCTTGTAGGTTTCCGCGTGCGGCCCCACGGCCACCATGTCGCCCGCCTCGTCGAACAGGCCCCATTCGCGGATGAAGAACCCGCCCACGTTGAAGGGCAGCACCACGTCGGCCACCACCTCGGTGGGGGCGTCGGGGTTGACCATGACGGCGTTGACGTTGCCGCGCCACTTCTCTGCCGCAAGGCCGGTCCAACTGGGCGCGGGCGCGGGCACGCTGCCCCCGCCGTCGCCCACGGCAATCTGCCGCAGCACCAGGGGCGCGCCCCCGGCGTAGGCCGCCGCCAGCTTTTCCAATCCCTTCGCGGTCCAGATGCCTTTCAGCTCATCGCTCATGACGTAACCTCGCGTACTTCGTGTCGGACGAAAATGTATTGCACGGCCACCACCCCGGCTTGCAGCGGGGCGGGCGGGAACGGCGCTTCGGAACCGGTGGCCACCACGTGCTCGACCACCACCGATGTGGTCAGCACGGCCCCCAGCGTCAGCGGTGCCGCGCCCCGACCGGCGAACTGCACCAGCCCCACCACCGAGCGCGCGGGCTTGTATTCGTTGACCAGATCCAGCACGGCCTCGATGTCGGCCTGCCCGAACAGCGCGGGCGGGTTCAGCAACTCCACGTCGAAGTGCGCCCACAGCTCGGCGTTGTGGTCGCGCAGATTGCGCACCCTGCCGCCGGGGTAGCCGTATTCCTCAAGGATGCGCGGCAGCCCTTCCACGGTGCCGCCCATGGCGTGCCAGGCGTAGGCCCGTTCCACCCGGCGGCGGTGGCGGGCGTCGTCATCGTGCCGGGTGCGCGGCGTGCCACGCGATGCGCCGTAACCCTGCATCAGCTCCTGTTCCGCCGTGGTCACGATCCACTGGTCGCGCGTCCAGCGGATGTCCTCGCGCACGGTGTCCAGATAGTCGGCCAGCCCGCGCGCGATGACGGCCAATGGCCCCGGACGGAAGATCCACGGCCACGCCAGCCGCTCGCGGAAGTATGACCAGAACAGGCCCGCCATCTACGCCTCCGTCACCCAGCGGGCGGTCACGGTCAGGCTGGTCAGGGTGGCCAGCCCGTCGGCGGGGATGTCCACGTCGCCGACCGGGCTGGCCCAGCCGATGCGCTTCACCCCGGCGATGGAGACGATGCCCGCCGCCATGCGGTCGCGCACCACGTCGTGCCCGATGCCGAAGGCAGGCACCTCCGGCTGGTCGCCCTTGAACAGCGCCTCCACCCACACGCGGGCGGCCAGCACCGTGGCGTCCGCGTCGCCGGAAAGCAGTTCCAGTTCCATGGCCACGTCCACGCCCACCGGCGTGGGGGCCTTCACCACCACGTCGTGGTTGATGCGGATCTGCGTGGCGATGGCGGCGCGCACCGCCTGCAACAACTGCTCGGTGGGCTGGCCCGCCGCGCCCTTGACCACCACGTCCACGGTGCCTTCGCCGCGCGGGTGCTGGTCGTCCACGTACACGTCCACCACGCCGGTCACGGACAGGGCCGCCGCCTTGTACGCGGCGCTGGTGATGCCCGCGCGCGCCTGCCACGCCAGCGCGTAGCGGCGGCGCAGCAGGGAATCGGATTCCGCGTCGGCCCCTTCCTCGGCCAGCCAGCCCGCCGCGTTGCTCACCGCGCCGATGCCGGGCACCGGCGTGGCCAGTTCCACGATCTGGCCGGGGGCCGCGTTGGCCGCCGCGCCGTATTCCTCGGCCCGCGCCATGACGGCCACGGCACCGGCCCCGGCGGGCAGCACCGCGTCGGCCTCGGTGACGTAGCGGTAGACTATGCCTCGGCCATCCGGCAGCGTGCGCACGATGCGCCCGGCGGGGATGCGCACGTTGGGCGTGTCCGTTCCGCCGCTGGCCGACGTGGCCGCCCGGTGGAAGGTCACCGTGCCCCGCGCCTGCGTGGCCTGCTTGCGGGCCAGTTCGATCTGTTCCGCGTGCAGGTCGAGGAAGTCGCCGGTGGCGTTGGCGGGCACGGCCTGCTGGAACACCTGCTCCAGCAACTGGTAGAGCTGCCACAACCCCCACGCGAACAGTTCGATGAGACCGCGCGCGATGCCCTTGTTCAGGTTCAGGCGCTGCGGCAGCCAGCCCTGTGCGGCGTACTCGTCCTGCACGGCCTCCATGCGGGCGTAGAGTTCCGCGCGGATCTGCTCCAGCGATTTAGACAGACGTAGGGTCGACATCCTTCACCACCAGTTCGCGCACGGACTTGTCGGCGCGCAGGATGAGGTTTGAGGGTTGGTCCTCGCCGATGAACGTCCACGACACCTCGGCCTGCACAGTGCGCTCGTCCCACGTGAAGACCGTGGTGCGCACGCTGCCCACCTGCACGCGCGGGTCCAGTTCCACCCGCAGGGTCACCTCCGCCTCGAAGGCGATGCGGGCACCTACGGTGTTCTCCTCGAAGATCCAGTCGTGGATCAGGCTGCCCCAGCCCTGGTCGTAGAAGAGCGAACCCAGGCGGGTGAACAGGCGCAGGCGGATGTCCTGAAGGCCCGTTTCCACGCCTTCGGTCAGGATGAACTCGCCGCTTGCCGCAACGAGGGCTTGGCCTGTATCGTCGATGGCGATATCTTGGCCCCAAAGGTCGCTCATTCTGTCACCCTGATGTAATTGCAGGCGAGGTTGATATGTTGACAGATTTACAAAAGATCATTCTCAAGACGCTTGCGGCTAACTATCCAGGGATAACGGACGGCGGAGAAGTCGCCGTAGATGTTAGAGAGTATGGGTTTGGTCGTTTTAATAATTATGAAGTAGTTCGAGAGGTCAGATATTTTGCTGAGCATGGTGTCTTGACCATAGAGCAGGATGGAAAAAACATATCCGATATGGATGTTAAGCTTACTGCAAAGGGACGCGATCTGTTTGAAGGTGGCGGAATATCATCAATCTTCAACACCGTTACGGTGAGATTTGATGCAGACAACATTCGATCTCTCATTGAAGATGGTGTGTTGAAATTGAATATTCCCAGCGATAAAAAACATGGAATTATTGAGAAGATACGTTCGTTGCCGGAGAAGGCTCTGGAGTCTCTTGCAATCGATTTGATAAAAAACACCCTGAAAGATCCTGTCGCAACTTTTGCGCTCCTCCGCACTTCACTTGCGACCATGGGCATCTCCTTCTAGCTTCACACCGTCCCCCCGCTGCGGCTGCCCGCGTGGCTGTTGCCGCTCACCGTGCTGTCCCCTTCCACGGTCAGCCCGCCCTTGATGGCCACCGGGCCATTGATGGTCAGGCTGCCGGTGATGGTGCGGTCGGCGTGCTCGCTCACCGTGCCCTTGCCGCCGTCGTGGCCTTCACCCGTCACGTTGCCGCGCTGGATGATCTCCGGAGCCTTCTGGATGATGCACCCGCCCGCCTCCACGGTGGCGTTGCCGCCCACCTGCACCAGCCAGTCCGCCGGGGTCGTGGACACGATGCGTTTGTCCGTGTCGATGCGGATTTCCACCCCGCGTTCAAGCTGAATGACGAATTCGCCCACGGCGGCCAGCGGCGCGCCGTGCCCCTGCCAGCGGATGTTGCTGATGCGCGGGTAGTTGGGGTCGCCGTCGTAGTAGGAAAGGTCGCACAGGGTGCCCACCACGGGCGGGCACACCACGCCCCGGTCCGGGCCGCCCCACAGCACCGGCAGTTCCACGCGCGGCACCACCGGCTCGGCGGGGTCGTCGGTCTCATCGTTGCGCAGGGGCTGCACGTCGGCGTAGTAGGCCCCGTCGCTGGCGTAGGCCGCCACCACCCGCGCCTTGCGGGTCACGCGGTAGTAGTGGCGCAGGTCCGGCATGCACAGCTCCACCGCCCGGCGGATGAGTTGCAGCAGGTTGGCGCTGTTCGCGCCGCCGTTACCCCCAGCCATGGTCCGCCCCGTACCGGATGAACGTCCTGTTGCCGCCGGGCGTGAGCACGTGGCGCACCTCCTGCGCGCGAAACTGCCCGCTGACACCGCGCCGCGCATCCTCCAGCCGGAACGGCATGGAGTGGGCAAGGCCCGCCAGCAGTACCGATTCCACCTCGGCCAGCGCGCCCGGCGTGGTGGCCACCTCGTGATTGATAAGGTTTTCGCCGGTGGCCACTGTGTACAGGGGGCCGGGTTCGTCGCCCGCGCTCCAGCGTAGGCCGTCGGCCCCCAGCCACAGGGCGTGGCGCGAAAGGTCGTGCCCGTGCCCGCGTTGGATGGATTCCGCTAGTTGCCGCACAGCGCGCCACAAGGGCACGGTGGCGAACACCATGTGCGGCAGGGTCACGTCCGGAATTTCCACGGCGGCCACGGCCAGCCCGCTGCGGGACAGGATGCGCCGGGCCACCGCGTCGGCGGGTTCGCCGTGGAAGGATTCGGTGATGGTGGTGCGCGACAGGGCCAGTTCCTGCCCGGCGGCCAGCACGGCCACCGCGTCCGGCCCTGCCGGGCGGAAGCCGTCCACCGTGCCGGTGAACTGCTGCATGGGTCCGCCCCGGTAGCCGAAGCCCAGCGAGACGGACTGCCCCAGCGCCAGGGCGACCCGCACCGATCCATCCGGGTCGGGCAGTTCCACCTCGGCCCGCGTGATGACCGCGCGGCGGCGGCTGACCACCTCGGCCCGGGGGGAGCGCAGCACTTCCAGCCCGCCCACCCGCACGATGATGTCCACGCCGGTGATGTCCATCAGCGGTTCCCCCTGGCTTTCCTGCCGGACACGTCCACCAGCAGCGATGCCTCCTGCTGCGGCGCGGCGCTGCTGCCCTGCGCGGCGGCCTCTGCCGCGCGCGGGGTCTTGGCCCCGGCCTGTTCCACCCGCACGATGGGCGGCACATGCTCCACGAAGGCCAGCGTGGCCCGCAGGGTATCGTCGGCGTCTGTCTCCTCGCTTTCAAGGCGGCTGAAGACCACCCGCCGGATGCCCCGCGCCAGCAGGTGGCGATTGGCCACCTCCAGCACCTTGGGGTTCGTGCGGCTGTCCGTGCCTCTGAAGGTCCCGTTGATGGTGTCCAGCCGGTCGTAGCAGGTGGCGTCGTCGTCGGTGAGCAGGTCGAGGGTCAGCGTGATCTCGGCGTCCTCCCACCCGAGGGGGGTCTTCTTCTTGCCGGACACGCCGTCCACCTTCTGCTCGTCGAAGCGCACGGCGCAGGCCACGCGCTGGGCACGCAGGATGCCCGGCAGGGCCACCCCGCCAAGGCGCACCACGCCGTCCTCGAAGGTCAGCATGCTCATGCCATGCCCCCTTCCGGAACGCCGTCGTACTCGGCCACAAGGGCCTGCAACTCGGACACGAAGCCCTGCGCGTCGGACACGCCCGGCAGGCTCACGCTGCCGATGTGGATGGTCACCCCGCGCCCGCCGGTGCGGCCCTCGCGGCCCTTTGCGGGCGTCACGCCCACCTCGGCCATGGCTTCCAGCGTGCCGGGGGGCACCGCCGCGCCCAGGGCGTCATCCAGTGCGGCGTTAAGGTCCGGTGCGGCGGCCTGCATGCCCTCGCCCATGGTGGTCAGGGTGGCCCGGCCGGATGCGGTCAGCGTGGACAGCGGCCCCGCGTCGGCATCCGAATGCGGCAACAGCTTGGAAATCAGGTTCATCGCGCCGCGCACGGCTTCCATGGGCACGGCCAGCACGGACTTGATGCCGTCCGTGAATGTGTTGAGAAATGCCGCCCCGGCGTCGAACAGGCTGACCCCGTTGATGAGGTCGAGGAAGAACTGCACCACGCCCGCCGCAATCTGTATGGGCGCGACCAGGGCACGCACGGCGATGGCCACCCCTTCGGCCGCACCGGCCACGAAGGTGCCCAGCACCTCGCCGAAGCGCTGCCAGCCGGACGCATCGGTGGCGGCACCGGCCCCGAACAGGGCGGCGGTCATTCTGCCCAGCGCGTCGAAAACCTGCCCCAGCGTGGCGGCAATGGCCGAAAACGAAGGCCCAAGGATATCCGCCAAGCGTTGGCCCACAGGAGCCACGGCATCAACCATGCCGGTAAAGAATTCGCGGATGCGGAACACCACGCGGGCCACGGCGGCCACCAGACTTTCCAACCCGGCGGCGCGGATGTCCGTGGCCAGCTGGCCGCGAATCTCGCCCACGCCGTCGGTAAGCGTGGCGAACACGGCGGCCACGCCCCGGAACACCAGCGAGATGCGTGACCACCAGCGGTCGATGGTGTCGGCCATGCCGCCGAAGTTGGTGCGGTAGGCCACGTACAGTGCCGCGCCCACGGCGATGAGCGCCCACATGGGCCACGACAGGCCCAGCAGCGCCGCCTTGAGCGGCCCAAGGGCCTTGGCCAGCATGGGACCGGCGGCGGACAGCAGCCAGATTGCCCCTGACAGCGCCGTGGCGGCCACCACGGCGGTGGCGATGCCCGCCAACAGCTTGAGCGCGAATTCCCCGGCCACGGTCTGCGCCGCGCCGCGCAGCATGTCCACGAAGCCGCCCATGCCTTCGGCAACCCGCCCGATGACCGGCAGAAAGTAACTGCCCGCCACGATCATCAGCGCCTTCATCTTGTTGCCCAGCAGGATCAGTGTGTTGGCCGTGGTCTTGCTGCGGGTGTCGAATTCCGCCTGCATGCTGCCCGCATAGGCCGAGGCATCACCCACCAGCTCGAACGCCTGCGTCAGGTTGCCCATGTTGGCCAGCAGCGGGGCAATGGCCCCCAGCGCTTCTTCACCGAACATCTCAGTGAGCAGCGACATCTGCAATTCTTTGGGCTTGTCGGCCAGCGCCTGCAACACCTTGAAGATCGTGCCCTGCGCGTCGGTTTGCATGTCTTTGGCCATCTGCGTGACCGAAAAGCCCAGCGAGCCGAAGGCCACCTGCGCGTCCTTGCTCAACGCCGTGCCTTTGACCAGCGTGGACGTGAACTTCTTGAGCGCCGTGGACGCGATTTCGGGCGAGGCACCGGCGGAAAGGAACGCCGCGCCCAGCGCCGCCACCTGCGTTTCCGCAAGGCCCGACGCCATGCCCACCGCGCCCACGCGCTGGATCACCTCGCCCAGCGCCGGGGCGGTGGCGTTCATGTTGTTGGAAAGGTGGTTCACGCTGTCCGCCAAAGCGTAGACACGCGGCAGCGACAAATTCATGCCCGCCCGCCAGTCGGCCATCATCTTGCCCGCCTGGTCCCCGGTCAGGTCGAAGGCCACGCCCATCTTGGCGGCCTGTTCGGCAAACTCCGTCAGGTCGGCCTTGGCCACGCCGCTTTGCGCGGCGGCGGCCACGATGGCCGCCAGCCCGTCCGCCGCCATGGGAATGCGGGTGCTCATGTCCAGAATGGTGTCGGACATGGATTGCAGCTCGCCCGCGCTCTCGAAGTTCACCACCTTGGCCACGTCGGCCATGGAACTCTCGAAGGCAATGGCTTCGCGCGCGGCAAGGCCCAGAGTGGCCAGCAGCACGGCTGCGGCCACGGCAACAGGAGCCATAGAAATGGCCAGCTTGCCCATGCGCCCGCCAAGGCCGTCGGCAGCCTGCGCAAGCTGCTTCATCCTGCCGGTGATGAAGCCGAGCGGGCCGGAGATCATGTCCTGCAAGGACATGGTGGCGAAAACGCTGAACACTTCCATGGCGGGCCTATGCTTTTGTCGCGTTGCTGTCGCTATCCGTAAGGCTCGCAAGCTCGCCTAACGGCTACCGCGTGCGCCCATGATGTGGGCGAGGGTCTTGATGTGGCGTTCTTCGAGAAACAGGGCCTGCGCAACCTGCCCGGCCCAGTCTTCCCAGTCGTCGGCGGGCTCGGCATGCAGCCAGTGACGGATCATGGCGTCATACTGTCCGAGCCCGCCGAGCCGCTGGCGGGCGGCGTCGATCAGTTTCCCAGATCGCCGAGGCCCACCGCCTTGATGAGCGCGCTGCTCATGGTGGTGACGAGGCCGGGGTAACTGTCCGCGTCGGCGAGAAACCGGGCGCGGTCGTCGGGGTGGATCACGTCCAGGATCAGCGCGCGCGACGCCTGTGCGGGGTTGCGCGCCGCCGTGGACTGCAACCGCTTGATGTGCGTGGGCGAGGGCTTGGCGAAACGGTAGGACACGGCCACTTCCGTGTCGGCCCAGCGATCGGTCCAGCTGTGCTCGAACGCGGCGTAGGCGCGACCAGAAGGGGCGGCCCCTTCGGCGTCTGCCGGGGTGGCGGAAGTGGCCTGCGAGGTATTGGCGGGGTCGGACATGATGCCTCCATGCGGGTTGGCGTTTGGGCAGGTGAACCTGCTACGCCGCTACCCTAGCGGAGGCCGGAAGACGGGGCCGGAGGCAGTGGGAGATATGCGGGGAAATGAAAAGCCGCCCCGGAGGGCGGCTGTTTTGACTATTTCTTAAGCGTGCCCTGCGGCATTAAAACAGCAGCGGTTATTTGGGGGGCACCTTGTCTTTGTAGGCACGCGCAGGTTCCACTGATTGGTCTCGGTGCTCTTTTCTTTTGTTAGCTTCAAAAGGTTGCGATATCGTCGTGCTATTGCTTATTTTTTCACTCTGTACATCGCCATTGTTTCCTGGGCTTGTGAATGCAAGGTATGCAATGAACAATGACAAAATATTAGCAGCGAGAGTGATGGATGCTACCCATAACATCGTTTTCGTTGATTTATTTGTATTGCTTTGGGCAACTGCAAAGTCATTCGCTGCGGATCGCACAATGTCATTAAGTCCAATCTGGATATCTCTAATAACTTCAAATGAAGCGATAACTTTTTTTAAATCATTTGAAAGGCTCTTTTTTAAGTCATGTATTGGGTTTTCAATGTGCGGAATAGTTACATTTTTTGGAATCTCGTAGCTTCCGCGAGGTAAAAATGCACTTTTTTGCGAAATACTCAAAGCGGCCTTCTCGGCAGCAGTGGAAGCGTACCTGAGACCGCTGAGTTCATTAATCCTATTTAATGCCGTGGTTAATTCATTTCCACTGCTTCCTAGAGCCGTTTTAAGTAATCCAGATATCCGCTCATTATGATCAAATAAGGCTTTTGTTTTGTCTGAAAGTATTGAACTCGCGTCAAGATATGGCAGGTTTGTTGTTTTTAAGGCGCGTTTCAATTCATTTGCGAGGTCAGGTATCGAGCTAGCACTGTTGAGGCTCAGACCGGCACCACATCTGTCCAAAATCAAAAAATTATATATTTTTATGATATCTCCATCGCTTAGATTTCTTATTTCAGCAGAGGTCAACTCTTTAACGCCGCCATCATCGCCTATGGAGTATATGTGCAAGAAAAATAATGCACTGTTTACAAACTCTCTGTGGCTTCCATTATCGTATTGGGAGAATTCCTTAATGCTTTTCAGAAAACTGAAGCTCATTCTTCCACAGGAAATACTTCCCAATCCATCAATATTTTTAGCACGGCTACGTATTTCTTCGTCCGAACTTTTTTTAAGATCATTGATGTCCATGATGGGCCTCGCATCCAAGCATATTGTTTCAATAAAAATGTACGTGAACAATTTTTATTGCAGTATTCCATCGATGTCGTATCACAGAAACATATCCATCAATGCTACGAGTGCAATTTTTGCTACTCCATCGCAAACTGGTGGTTCAAAAAAGACACAACTTCCTGCTCAAAACCAAGCTCGTACGTTTCAAGGAGTGGAATGTAATGGTCTTGCGCATGTCCAAGGAATGATGTGTACGCGTTAGCTATATTGTATGCCGTATCTAGGCCTGGGAGAGCTTGCATCTCTCCTGGATTGATATGCACAGCATACGTACTCCTAGCATGTGTTATGGCACTATGAATACGCGAAAACTCATTTACTGTAATCTCTGCATGCTCACAAATCACACTTCTTACTTTTCGCTCAAATCTTTCCTGTGTACATACAGGCTTATTAGATGTCGTTCTCGATTCAAGCAAAGCCTTCTTCCAGTGTATTTCATTGTTGTTTTGCCCAAAAACCTTGCACCATTCTACTAAGAAATGCAAAAAAGACATGTTGTTGATTTGAATAATGCACGTTGAAATGCATTGTTCAAGCCAATTCCTATCGATAGAGTGCATTTTGTCATAATATATTTTTGATCTACAAAGAGATAGGAGCGTGCCTACTTGCCATTCAACAATATTTTTTCGCAATGGAAATATTCCTTCTCCGGCATAATTAACAATCATACAGATAGCCTCTCAAAATATTTTAATCTGTTAGCGAAAACATTCTGACCAATTTCTATCGCGTTTTTACTTTTTGCATGTGTTATCGGGCATTGCATGTTTTTTCAAAGAGAACAAGGCCGGGTTTCCCCGGCCTTTCTCTTCTCCTCTTTCCTTCCCCCCTCTTACCCCGTCAAACTGCTCACCTTCCGGTCCACCTTGGCAGGCACGCCGTTCCACAGGATGGGCGAAAGGATGGTGATCTCGCACTTCACCTGCCCGGCGTTGTCGTCGCCCTGGGCGGACGAGGTGTCGTGGCTGGTCACCTTGCATGCGGGCAGGGTGTCCACGATGGTGGGCTGGTCGCTGTTGGCGTAGCTGACCACCACCGGGAACGGCGTGTGGTCGTAGATGCCGCCCGCGCCGGAGCTGGCCAGTTCCTTCTTCAGCCGCTCGAATTCATCGCGATCCAGCGTGAACGATCCCGACGCCTCGTAGTTCTTGCGGCCATAGCCGCGCGCGGTGGCCCCGCGCCCGTAGCGCGGCTCCACGCCTTGGCCGTCCTTGTAGCTGATGTCGGTGATGCCCACCGTTTCGCCCTGCGGCAGGCGCACGGTGATGTCTTCCCAGTCGTAGTTCTTGCCGTTGATAGCCATGATGCCCTCCTATGCGGCAGCCAGGCGCGGGTCGAACGAACTGCCCGCGTAGGCGTAGTTGGCGAACAGCTTGATCTGCCGGATGATGGGGATGCCGATGAGCGTGGTTTCCACGGCCACCCCGTTGTTCACGTAGTCCTGCCCCGGCGGGATGGCCACCACGTAGGCGGCCAGCTCCGGCGGCACGGCGGCGGTCATGGTGGTCAGCGCGGTTTCGAGGTTGGTGCGCAGGTATTCCAGCCCGCCCGCGTTTTCCGGCACCAGCGGGTCGCCCAGTTCGTCGTACATGGATTTCAGCGCCGCGATGCGCAGCTTGCGCACGGCCTTGAACACCACGCGCAGCACTTCCTCGTACTGGAAGTCGCTGGTCACCTCGGCCATGGTGCGCGAATCGCCCCAGTAGGCGCTGCGCAGCCCGGCGTAGATTTTGGCGGTAAGAAAGCCCGCCTTTTCCAGCGCGGCCTGCACCGCCTCGTTCCAGCCTTCGGGCAGGGTGCCCTGCGATATGCCGCCGTCGCGCACGCGCCCGGTGGCCCGCTGCACGGGGATGGACAGCACCCGCCCGGCCTGCAAGCCGCCCCAGTTGCGCAGCTTGCGCTGGCCGGTGGCATCGCTGACCTCGCCGTACTGGGTGCATACCTGCACGAAGCGCCCGGCAAACGCGGCCCGCTCGGCCAGCATGATGGCTGCCCAATCGTTGATGTCCTCGCCGTCGCGGGGCAGGCGGCTTTCCATCTTGAAGTAGGTGGGCCGGTGCAGGTTCCACAGCTCGTCGGCCTTGGCCTGCGCCGCCGCCCAGTCCACCGAGTCGGACGGGCCGACGATGTGCACGAACTCCACGTCGTACAGTTCCAGCGGGCGTTCGATGGCGGTCATCACGTCCACGATGGACGGCACCGGGGCCTGCAACGTGGCCGTGTAGGTGGTGCCGCCCTGGTAGTCGCCTGCGGGAAAGGTGATGGCCACCCCGGTTTCGCCAGCCGTGGCCGCGCCATCCACCGGGATGGTGCGCACCGCGCCGTAGTTGTCCCCGCCGTCCAGCGACAGGCGGTAGGTGCCCTCGTTGCGCGCGCCGCCGCCGACCACTTCCAGCACCAGTTGCGCCTCTGCCCTGGGGGTGCCCGCCAGCGTGATCTGCGGGCCGCCGCCGATGCGCGTCACCGGTCCCACCGCCGTGCGCACGGTAAACCGGTAGGCGGTGCCCGCCTTCAGCTCGCCGTCTTCGGGAAAGGTCAGGGTGACGCCGGTGGCCGCGATGGTGACCTGCGTTGCCGATGCCTGCTGGCTGCCGAAGGTCGCGCCCCCATCCGGAGAGATGCGCACCGGTGCAAGGCCCACGGCCCCGTCGGCCACCACTTCCACCACCACGTCGGCGTTGGCCTGCGGCACGCCGCTGGTGGCGCAGGCCGCGCCGGGGCCGCTCTGCCGCACCGGGGAGATGTACCCGGCGGGCTGCCCGGCCACCGGCACGGCGATGACCACGGGGTTCTGCCCCCCGGTGGCGAAGATGTCGCGCAGGGCATCCACCAGCGGCCCCACGCCCAGCAGGCCCGCAAGGTCGCTGCGTTTGCCCAGCAGGTAGCCCTTGCCGGGCTGGCCCCCGGAACACACGCCCACGATCATGGCCGTGCCGTCCACGCCGCCGGGCGCAAGACCCGACGTGCCGTCCACAAGATATTCCAGTACGTCGCCCATGGTGCCTCCTTGCGGCTAACGCCCGCCCTGCGGACGTGCGCCCAACGCGGTCAGGGCCGCTTCGTAGGTTTCGGCGGCAACGCGCTTGCCGGGCTCCCAGCCCTGCATGCGCGCCAGCGCCGCCTGCTGCCAACTGGGCACGCGGTACAGCGTGGCCAGTTCGTCCAGCGAATGCAGGGTTGCCGCGGGCTGTTCCTGCACCGTGGTGGCTGCGGCGCCATCGCCATCGGGCGCGGCGGTGGCATTTTCGGTTGTGGCGGCCTGTTCCTGCCCCGTGGAGGCGGCCTGCTGCCCCTCGTGCTGCGGCGTGTCGCTGGCGGTTACCTGCGTCTGTGCGGTGTCGACCTGCGTCTGCGTGGTGTCGGGCGCGGCCTGCGCCGTTGCCTTGTCCGTCTTGTCCTGCGTGCCCTTGGTCGCGCTCTTGGTCGCGGTGTTGGCCATGTCAGTTGCCTCCTCCCACGTGGGGAACGATGTTGATGTCGGTCAGCAGGCGGACCTCCTCTTCGGTGGCCACCCGCCATGTGAAGTCGATGGTGAACAGGCGCGAACGCTTTATGAACGGGGCCACCACAGCGTTGCCCACGCGGCGCTCGGCGTAGCCCTGATATTCCGCCCGCTGCACGCGCACCGCCACCCACAGGCCCCGCGCGTCGTTCACCCCACGCGGCAGCGCCGCCACGAAGGCCGGGCAGAAGCCGTCCAGCCATGCGTCGTCGTCGGCCAGCACATGGGCCACCACGGGCAGGCGCACGGTGTACAGTTCGCGCCTGGTGCGCTGGACCGGCGGAGTGGCTGTCACCTCGCGCCGCCGGTCCAGCACGCGCCCGGTGCGGGCGAATGTTTCCGTCAGGTACTGCACCTCCACGCGGGGGCGGGGCAGCGTGGCATTGTCCTTGGCGCTCTGGCCGGTCACCCGGTCGGCGGGCAGCCCGGCGGCTTCCGCCGCCTGCCGGATCACCTCGTGCGCCAGCGTTCTCATCTCTTTCCTCCGAACGCGGCGGCGATGTGGTTGGCCAGCAGGTCGCCCACTTCGGCCTTGTCCTCTGCGGAAATGCCGATGAAGGGCCGGGCGGGCATGGTCACGGCATGGTTTCGCCCGGTCTGGCCGCCTTTCTGGTGGATGGCCGCGTACTCCACCGACGTGCCCACCAGAACCGCGTCGGTCGTGGTGGCGTAGCCGATGGAGTTGCGCAGCCGGGCGGTATCCACCAGCGTCACGCCGCCTTCCTGCTGCGCCCGCGCGGAAGGATCCCACGGGTCGCCTTCCGGGCTTTCCCCGTCCCGGAACCGCTTGACCGTGGACGACACCAGGGTTTCACCCACGGACCGGAGCAGCCCGCTCCGGTCGGCAAGGCTGCGCGCAGCGCCGCCCACCACCCGGTCCAGTCCGCCCCAGCTCAGGGTCACGCCGGTCTTGCCCATCAGAATCCCCTCCGGTCGGTGATGACGGCCCCCCGCACGTCGTGTGCGGGATGGCCTGTCGCTTGCCGGGAACGCGGTCCCGGCTGCGCTCCCGCTGCGCGGCTGGCGGGCATCCTGCCCGCCTTCGCGTAACCGGCCATGGCTACCACCCCCTCCTGTCAAACAGCGGGGGCCGGGTGACCACGGCCACGCTGGCTTCCTCGCGGTCGGGGTTCAGTTCCACCGCCGGGGGCGGCAGCTTCAGCCGCCCGTCCACAAGGTCGTTCAGCATGGTGGTCACGTGCTTCCACTGCCGTTGCAGCGGAATCCATTCGTTGTCCGTGCTGCCCTCGGTATCCACCAGCGAGGTGATGGCCTGCACGATGCGGTAGGCCGCGATGACCGAGGTGATGTAGCGCAGCAGTTCCGGCACCTCCGGCAGCGGGGTGACGTAGCGCCACACCAGCATGGCCGTGACCTCTCTGGACACGGCGGCGATGGTGCGTTCCACGATGCCGGGGTTCTTCGCCTCGGCCACGGCCACGTAGTCGGCCAGCAACAGGTCTGTGATGTGCTCGCGGGTGCAGTATTCCATGGCCGTTCCGGGTGTTTCAGACTGGTTTCAGACTGGTGTGAGGGGTTCGACGCGGGCCTGTGCCCGACTTCCATCTTCCCGGCGTGCGGGAAGTCCGGTTCGTGGCAAGGCGGGCGAGGGCTGGCCGATGGGGCTGGACTCTGGCGTCCTGCCCCGTCGGACGGGCCGAAGCCCAACGCAGCCAGGGGCCGGAATCCCCGAACGCTAGGCAACGACAATGGCCTTGCAGATGGTCTTCGGGTTTCGCGCAGGCAACGGTTTGGACTGGGCGATGAGGCGGAAGCCCGAATCGCCGGGCAGCGGCTCCGGCACCACGTAGAACGGCGTGGCCGCGTTGGCCGCGCTGATGGAGTCGATGGCGCAGTACCAGACCTTGCCGGGCGCGTCGGTGGCGTAGGCCACCAGCGCCTTGGGCTCCAGCTTGTTGGTCCACTCGCCGGTGACGGGATGGGGGTAGGCCTCGTCCATGAGGGTGACGGGAAAGCCGCCGATGACCAGCTTGCCCTGCTCCTGGCTGATTTCCACGCGCAGGCCCTGCCCGCTGTCGGCGGTGCTGGTCCACGCCTGGCAGATGTCCAGCAGCACGGAAAACACATCGGACCCGGCATGGAACGCCACCTTGCCGCCGATGCCCGCCTGACGGATGGCCGTGCGCATGGCCAGCAGCAGCTTGTAGGCCGCGCTGGCCTTGGAATCGCCGGTCAGCATGGCCGCCGGGGTGTGGGTGAGCACCGGGCCGTAGTCGATGACGTAGCTTTCGTGCCCGCCGCCATCGATGCGCGAGGGCCAGTTCACCTTGCCGGTGTACAGCACCACCGAGGCCATGGCCTCGGTGGTGTCGCGCACCAGGCGGCGCAGCGAATCCACCTTGCTGCTGCGCCACGTTTCCAGCGCGGCGGCGTTGCCGAGGATCAGCTTGAGGTCGTTCAGTTCCGCCGCCGTCACTTCAATGGACGGCTTGACCGGCTTGGGCGCGATGAGCTGCACGTCGTACCCTTCGCCGCCCACGGCCACCGGCTGGCCGCCGCGCCGCACCACGGGCACGGTGCCCACGATGCGGGTCAGTTCGCCCACGCCCACCACGGCAAAGGGATGGGTGGGCCGGTCGGGAAAGGCGGTGTCCAGCACCGTGGTGGCAAGGTCGGGCAGCTTGGTCAGCGTGGCCGCGATGGCCTGCGGGGTGAAGATGTTCTTGAGCGAAAGCAGCATGGGAGTCTCCTAGACGGAATGGATGGTGGCCTGCGCGAGCAGGGCGGTTTCCGTGGCGGTCAGCGCCGCGCCGCCAGCCTTGGTCAGCACGGCGGCCCGCACGGTGCCGTGGGCCAGATAGACGCACGTGGGCAAGGTGGCCGTGTCGCACGGCAGGTCGCACACCCCGGCGGGGATGGCCGCGCCGTCCCACGGCACCAGCTTGCCGTCGCCGTCGCGCATCAGCACCAGCCCGGCGGGATAGATGCCGTTGTTCTGCTTTACCGCGCCGCTGCACAGCACCGGCGGGTGATCCATGGTGTGGGCGTGGTCGCCCTTGAAGGAAAAGGTGCCGAGCACGCCTTCGTTCAGGGTCATGGGGGTGCCTCCTTGCGGCTAGATCTTGCGGGAAAGGTCGGCGGGGGCGGCAGCAGCGGCAGAGGTCGGGGCCGAGAAGGCCGGGCCAGCCCCGGCGGGCGGCGCAACCGGTTGCAGGAACGGCGCGGGGGTGCGGCCTTCCAGCTGCTTCCAGAAGCGTTCCTCCAGCGTTTCCTTGCCGCCGTCGCTGAACTCCACGGGTTCGGGCACCTTGGACAGGGCGTCCACCTGCGCAAGGATGTCCTTGTGCTCGCCGGGGGTGACCTTGCCATCGGCGGTCAGGCGTTCCAGCCGGGCCGTGCGGGCGGCCCTGGCCTGCTCGCCCTTGTAGGCGGCGAATTCCTGTTCGACGCTGGCCTTGCCTTCCTCTGCGGCGGTTCTGGCCGTGTCGGCGTCGGCGCGGGCCTTGTCGCTGGCGGCCAGCTTGTCCTTCAGCTCGTTGTTGGCCGTGGTCAGGCTGTTGACCTGCTGTTCCAGCGCGCCGATGCGCTTCTGAAGATCTTCCATATCCATGCGGGTTCCTCCGGGTGCGGGGTGTTCGGGGGTGTGGGCGGCAAAGCGGATGACGATGGCGTCCGAGCCGTCGCCAAGCTGCACCGGCCCCAGCCCCTTGATGGCGGGCGGCACGCCGCCCAGCAGGCCCACGTGCCGCAGGCGCTTGCCGCCGGGGTGCAGGGCCATGGACACGTACCGATAGGAGCCACTGTGCACGGCTTCGCGCACCGTTTCCGGAACCTGTGCGAGCTGTGCGAACAGATCGGCCCCGGTGCGGCGCAGCGCCCGCACCCAGCCGTAGGCCGGGGAATCGGTTTCCGGGTGGCCGATGACCAGCGGGGCTTCTTCCTGCTGCGGGTCGTAGTTGCGGACGATGGCGTCGAAGTCCGCACTGGTGAAGGTGCGCGGCGTGCCCTGGCTGTCGGTCCACGTGCCGGTGCGGGCGATGCGGATCCACGGGTTGGCTTGGGGTGCGGCGTCCTGTGCGGCGTTGGGGGTGGGCATGTTGACTCCTTGTGCGTGGCGCGTTACCGAAAAGGTGGAAATGTCGTGGCGGCGTACCCTGAATGCCCTGACCGAGCAGGGGTCGTAAGCAAGGGTGCCGCCTGCCCGGAAGGCCGCGTGACTTCCGGGCCGTTTTCGTTTCAGGGCTCGCGGTACAGCAGCACCCCGGTGCGCTGGGCTTCGAGGTATTCCAGTATTCTCCGCTCCGACCTGTCGGCCTTGGGCATGAAGGCGGTGGTGCCCACCCAGCCCCGCCCGTTGACCAGGTTGCACACGCCGAATCCCCCCACCTGCTTCTCGCCGTCCCGAAACAGCCGGATCATCCGGAGCGTCGTGCATGTCTTGCCTGACAGCCTGGCGGGCACCTGCCATATTTCCCACGGGGACTTGATGGTGCGGGCCAGCAACAGCACGTGCTGGTCGCGGGCGTTCCTGGAGAGCTTCCAGTCGCCGGTGGCCTTGTCTATGAACAGCCCCTTGCCGATGACCACGGGCAGCTTCACGCCCGGCAGGCGGATGGCCGTGCTGGCGTCGATGTCCGCAAGGCCGAATTCCTTCAGGAAGGCCAGCACGTAGTCCGCCGGGGCAAGGCCGCGCGGCAGGATGTCTGCGTTGGTCACGGGCAGGATGTGGCGGGGGGCCAGATTGGCCAGCGGGGGGCGGCAAGCGTCGCCGCCATCCGCAAAGGCCGGGCCGCCGCGCCTGCACAGCACGAGGGCCGGGGGAAAGGTGACCGCGCCGTCATCGAGCGGGCCGGGGGCCAGCCCCGCCAGCCAGTCCCGACCGGGGTTGACGGCAAAGCCCTTGTCCGCGCCGGGCATGGCCACGAAGTGCTCCATGCCGGTGGCCGGGTCTGTCCACACCATGGGGCCGGGCATGTCGTGCTGCACGGTCAGCCCTTCGCGCTCCACCTGCCGCCGCGACAGCGAGCGCACCCCGCACCGGCAACGGTGACCGTTGATCGGATAGTTGGTGTCCCAGAATTCGTGGTCCGCCGGATAGACCAGGCCGTCCAGCACGGCGTGACGCAGCCGGGTGAGCCTGTCGTCTATGGCGTCGTACTGCCAGAAGGGGCGGTCCTGCACCGTGGCGCGCTGCTGGGCGTAGCGCCCGGCCTGATACGCCTGCTGCACGTTGGTGCGGAACAGGTTTTCCACCCGCCACGCAGTGCCGGACCAGCCCTGCTCTTGCAGGATGTCGCCGATGCGGCCCTTGAACGAGGCCAGCGATTCCCCTTTTTCCAGCGCATCGGCCAGCGCCGTTTGCAGCGCCGCCACCCTGTCCAGCCGGGCCATGCCGGATACGGCAAAGGCCCGCGTGCGGGCCGCGTCTGTCATGGCCCGGAAGGCTTCGGGCGTGACCGGCACCTTGCCGCGCCAGAAGGCCAGCGCCTCTTGCGGCGGCAGCGGATCGACCGGGATGCGGGCAGTGGTGCGGGGCATGCTAGCTGTCCCCTTCATCATGCACCGCCGCGCGCCCGTAGGCCGTGGACGCCAGCATCATGTCCGCCAGCAGGTCTTCCAGCTGGTCCGGCCCCATGTGCGCGCCAAGGTGTTCGGCCAGCAGCAGTTGCAGGTCTTCCCAGCTTTCGGCGGCGTGCGCGGCCTTCTCAAGTTGCGTGACGGCGGCGGCGTTGGCGGCCATGGCGGCGGGCAGGTGCTGCCTGATGGCGTCATCAAGGGTGGCCTGTGCGGCTGCGGTTGCGGACGGGCGGGCACCGGCGGGGGCGGACGCGAACAGGGGGGAGTCTGACAGCGAGGACGGGGGCCGGGCCGGATCATCCGCCGGTTCGCGCACGTCGAATTCTTCCGGGTCCAGGCTGTAGGCCCGCTCGAAGTGGGGTTTCTTCCACACCACGCCCACCTCGGACAGGGTCTTGTCCAGCTGCGCCCGCGCCTGAAGGTCTTCCGGCTCGTCGTAGGCAAAGACCGGGGCCAGCGCCGCCGGGCGGTTCACCTGCGCGTACAGCCACGCGATTTCGTTCAGGGTGGCTTCCACCAGTCGGCGGTCTGCCTCGGCAAGGTCGTCGGCCACGTCCTTGTGCGTTTCGGACGCGGCGCGCGAGCCGTTGCGGCCATCCAGTTCCACGGTCAGGGTCTGGCCCATGAGCACCTTGGAAATGGAGGAGTCCCACCGGCGCAGGAACCTGTCGTGCAGGTCGCCCACCTGCCCGGACACCGTTTCCAGCCGCACGTCTGCCCCGTAGGGAATGACGGCCACCGCGTCCTGCACCATGCGGGCAAGGTCTTGGGCCATGGCCCGCTTGTCTTCGCGCGTGGCCTTGGCCGGGGCCACGCCCACGGCCCACGGCATGCCGTAGCGTTCCACGAAGGTGGTGTAGAAGGTGATGCCGCCCTTCTTGAAGGCCACGGGCCACAGACAGCGCGACAGCAGGCGCAGCCCGTAGGGGTTGCGGTAGGTGGGGTGGTGGCGCGCCACCACGAACTTGCCCACGGGCAGCGGTTCGCCCGTGGCCATGTTGGCCCCGCGCCAGACCAGCTCGTTGCGGTCGTTGTAGCCGAACCATTCCGGCGGGCGGGGGGTGACCTCTGCCAGCCGCCACCAGCCGCCGTGCGCTTCCCAGCGCAGTTCCAGCGGCGTCATGCCGTAGAACGGCGCATCGAGGATGCCGGAAATGACGGCGGCCATGTCCCAGCGTTCCATGTCTTCCGTCAGCAGGTCGCACAGCTGGGCGGCGTCCGGCTGCGCATCGCGGCCCTTGCGCTGGCCGGGGGCCAGCGCGTAGTCGCGCCGGTTCAGCACCCGGTTCTTGCGGCCCAGCATGGCCGTGGTCACCTGGTCGTCTGCGGCAAGGTCGTGCAGCACGGCCACATCGTCGTTGCGGGCGCGCAGCACCGGATCCGGGTCCGGCAGAATGCCTAGGTAGCCCCCGGCAAGGGAAAGGAAATCCCCGGCCCGCTGGCGGGTTGCCAGTTCCGAGGTCAGCGCCTCGGCATCGAACGGGCGGAACGAGCCATCCGGCAGGTACAGGCCGCGCGGGCCTTCATTGGTGGGCATGAAAAAGCCTCCTGTCGCTTGGACAGGAGGCTATGCGATGGCGGAGGGGGATGCCGGAGGTGGTGGGCGGAATGCGCGCTAGAATATTTTGCTTGACGTGCCAATGATATTGTGGGAAAATTTTAATTCGGCAAGAACATAAACTAAAGGAGGACGATTGACGGAGGTATAAATGCCTGTTTACGTATTAGACACCGCCTTGAGGGATGACCTCAGGCCTGGATTATCGATTCACATGGACCCAGATGTTCTTGTAAAAAAGGGGGCAACGTTTTCGTGCCTCCCCGACCGCAGGGTTCGCGGAAATCATTATTTTGCATGTATTAGAGTGCTGGGTACGAGAGCGATATTTGTTGTTTTGTACTCAGATTCACGGTTTTTCATTAAGGATAGTGAGCGGGAAGGTGACTGGGGCTATGCCTCGTCAACTTACCACCCCGACCAAGTGTGGAATGTACCAATTGATGCGATTGCCATTGCAGCTGCTCATGGTGAAGACAACTCCTCTGCCGGAAACAGGCGCTATATAAGCGCTTCGGCTCTTGGTAGAATACAGAGAAATTGCAACAAGGGAATTGCTGCACTAGCAGCCTAACTTAAATCACGTCCCCACTGTTCTTGCCGACTCCCCGCTTATGCGGGGAGTTTTTTTTAGGGCCAAGCACCACTGCGAGGCGCGGCATCCAACAAGATGCGCCTGTAAACGCGTTGCCCCTTGCGCCGGTGCTGCGGGGGCGCAGCACCGGCTCCAGATCCGGCAGGATGCCGAGGAATCACCGACCCGCTAGCGGGTTGCCAGCTCCGAGGTCAGCGCCTCGGCGTCGAACGGACTGCACGTGCGCAGTCTATGCAGTGAACATGGAAGCCTTGAGAACAACCCATACGTGATATAGATTGCTGCAAAACGATATGGCCTGTTACGATTGAAATCTTGGAGGCATGCCATGGACGCTTGGAGTGATGCACAAAAATGCCTTGTATCCGCAGAAGAATTGTATGGAATTTTAGACCCCAAAGGAATCTCTTTTGTTTGTCCGGAATGTGACTCTATTTTAACACCATGTTCATTTAGAGAGACAAATAAAAGAACTGCTTATTTTTCTGCAAGAAATGGTCATGAATCAACCTGTCCCTACAATTCTCTAAATCGTAAAAAGAGAGATAATAAAAATGTGGAGACTCCTGACGGACCCCCTGCGACTCATCCAAATATTTTGATATTCAGAGACAGTCCATCAGGATCAACGCAAGATGGGCGCATCGAGAGCACCACAGTAGATAACGAAGATGATGATGTAGAATACTATTCATATGACGAGACACACGGAAAAACGTGTTCATCTTTCAAGGGAATAGTTGATTTTTATGTAAAAAATCCAACACTGCGTGGTTCTGAATTAAAAATTCGAGGCGTCGCCAACGGCACATACTCTGAAATATTCAAATTCATTCACAAACCAAAATTTAAAGACGGAAACTATACGTATCCACACCATAGTAATAGCAACGTACTCTATGGTATGATGAGCACTCATGTTTCAGCAAAAGAAAACGATGATAAGTTCACATTTACCATATACAGAAAAGCAGATGACGGCACAGCAAGCACGAAAAGGTCAAGCACATACATTGTGGAAGTATATAAAAGGAAATTCTCTTACAAGCACACAAAGATAGGAATATCAAGATACCGTGAAGATTTCAGGCGAGTAATAAATTCAATGGATAGAGACCCTGATGCGCGAATCTACGTATTCTTCATCGGGAAACAGAATCCTGATAGCAATGTATTCATTGTTGAAGACTTGAGAAAAGTCTGCCTTCGCTTGTTGTCTAAAAATGACCAAGCCAACCTATACAATAAGAGAATGGCCTAACCGTCCCACCGTCTCCACTTCCCACGGCTCTACCGCCCCCAGCGTGGCCTGCGCATGCAGGGCCAGCGCCAGCGCCACGGCGGAATCCGCGTGACGCTGCCCGTTGCCGCCACGGTTGCGGGTTTCCGGCACCCTGGGCACGCCGCGCACCATGCGCAGGCTGCGCAGGTCGTCCTTTACGTCCGCATCGCGGGGCAGGACGATGGTGCGGTCTTCCATGCGCGCCTTCACGCGGGGCATGTGCTCACGATACCAGCCCTCCGATAGCATTACCTCGGCCACCATGGAAGGCCCCCACGTCTGGCGGGCGTATTCGGCAAGGGCCTGCCCGTTGCCGCGCGCATCCAGCGAGACGCCGCCCCAGCGGGGCAATCCGCTGACGAGGTAGGTCAGGATCTGTTCCTGCGTGCGGAACGGGGCATCGCGCAGTTCCAGCAGAAACGGGGTGACCATGGTCAGGTCCACCCGTTCCGTCAGCGGCCAGAACACCGAAAGGTCGCCCGAACGCCCAAAGTCGCCGCCCACATAGTGGTTACGGTCTTTGGGCAGCATGGCCAGCAGCGGGGCCACGTGCTCTTCCAGCCACGCGGCCACCATGGCCTCCGCCTGCGGCAGGGGCACATCCACAAAGGTGTCCACCGGGGGCCGCCAACGCAGCACCGGCACGTCCGCCGCCTGTTCGGCCATGCACCCTTCGATCAGCGCGCCGGGCAGCCATGCGCCGCCGCTGCGTTTGGGGATGCAGAACAGTTCCTCGTCCGCGTTGTCGCCGTGGCGATGCACGATGTCCGCGCGCCATGCGGTTTCGGCCTGCGGCGACCACGGCGTGCCGAGCTGGCGGCAGATGGCCCTGTACAGGCCGTGGCCCAGCGCATCGTCCAAGGTTGTGCGGTGCAGGGCATAGTCCCACTTACCGGCCCGGATTTCCTGAATGCGCTCGTTGAACAGGTTTTCCTCGCCATTGTGGGTGGAGATGACGCGCACCTGCCCGCCCCACATCAGCAGGGCCATGGCCGCCTTCAGCACCTCCTCCAGGTTGTCCACGAAGGCCGCCTCGTCGATGACCACGCGCCCCTGCTTGGAACGCAGGCTGCGCGCCTCTGACGGCAGGGTGACCACCTCGTGCCCGCTGGCGAAGCGGATGCGGTAGACCAGCACGTCGCGGTCCGGGTCGCCCAGCAGGCACAGCCCGTCCTCTATCTGCCCGGCCACCACGTTCAGGGCGCGCGCCCACCACGCGCAGTCCTTGATGAACTGCTCGGTCATGTCCTTGTTGTAGGCCAGATAGTAGGTGGATTGCCCGCCGTGCTCGCGCGCCAGCGATGCGGCCAGCACGGCGTCCAGCGCCTCTGCCCAGCTGGCGCCGATGCGGCGGGACTTTTCCCACCACTTCACAGGGTGCTTGTCGTCTATCCATGCGCGCTGGTAGCCCAGCAGGATGTCTGCGGTGTGGGGCATGCTGTCCTCACGGGGAAATGAAAGTTCCGGCGGGCAGGATGCCCGCCAGCCGCGCAGCGGGAGCGCAGCCGGGACCGCGCTCCCGGCAAGCGACAGGCCATCCCGCACAGGAGGTGCGGGGGGCCGTCGTCATTTGAGCCCCAACGCTTCGCGCAGGGTTTGGGCGATGTCGGCAGGGATGCCCCGCGTGCGCGCGGCTTCTGCCGTTTCTTCGTCTGGTGCGACGGAACGTTCCAGCGTGGCCAGCAAATCAAGGCATCGCTGCACCTCTTGCAAGGCGCGCAGGTCCACCGCCTCCGGGCGGGCCAGCAGCATGTGCAGGCGGCGCTCCACGGCGGTGCGCACGGCGGCCACGGCATCGGCCCGCGTGCGGATGGCGGGCAGCTCGCCCGTGGCGGCATCCGGCAGGGCCTGCCCCTGCCGGGCGGCCTCCGCCTCTTTCAGGGCCAGCGTTTCCAGCGCGGACACGGCAAAGGCGTTCTGCGCGTCCGGCTTGTTCAGCAGGGCCTTCAGCGTCTTCGACCGGGCCAGCACCTTGTCGGCGCGGATCTCGCTTTCGGCCCGTGCCAGTTCCTCTCGTTTTGCGCGCCAGCCGTACCTGTCGGCCCAGCGACACAGGGTGGAGACGGCCACGCCGGTGGCCGCCGCCACGCCCTCGAAGGTCAGGCGGTCGGAGCAGTACAGCTCCTGCGCGCGCCAGACGGTTTCCGGTTCGTGCTCCCTGCCCATGGTGGCTCCCTGCTCGCTTCGGGACTAGTCGCCCAGTTCGCGGTTGAGGATGGCCAGCTTGCGGTCGATGCCCTGCAACTCACCCAGGCGTTCGTGCAGGGCCATGGCCGCGTTCACCACCACCTCGCGGTCGATGGCGGACACTTCTTCCGCAAGGGGCAGCGCCAGGCGCAGCCGGTCGCGCAGGGCTTCGCAATCAAGGGCCACCCGCTGGCGCTGCTGGCGCAGTTCCACACGCTGGCCCATGTACTGGGTGCGTTCGCTCATTTGTTCCCCCGTGCGGCCTGCCGTGCAGCCGGACAGCTCATGTTGTTTTCGATCAGGTTCACCACGCGCTCCATGGTGCGGGTGTTGCTGACAACCACGTCGGTCAGGTCGTTGGCCATGCGCTCGTACACCTTCACCAGTTCCACGTTGTCGCGGTAATACTGGGCCGTTTCCTTCTGGTGCTCGCCCAGTTGGCGCAGCACCGTCTGCATGTCGGCTCGGTAGGTTTCCAGCCTGCCGGACGCTTCTTCGCGCCGGTTGTCCGATTCGGCCTGTAGCGCGGCCACCATGGCGGCCACGTCCTGCCGGTAGGTTTCCAGCAGCTCGGCCTGCTTGCGGCCACGCAGGTGGTCGAGAACCAGCACGGTGATCAGCACGGCGGCAGGCCCGGCAAGCATGATGGCCACAAGGCCCGGCACGCCGAGCTGTTGCAGGATGCCTGCGATCACTTGCAGGGCCTGCACGAGTTTGGTGATGTCTGCGGGGTTCATCGACCCTCCGGGATCTGGCGTTTGTAACAGGCAAGCGCGGCTTCCAGCGCTTCGGCATAGCTGCGGTGGATGTCGTCGCGCCGCAGCAGCGCGTCCACGTTGGCGGGTGCGTCAAAGGGCATGGCCCGGTCCACGGGCGGCAGCACGGGCCGGGGCGGCGCGGCGCAGGGCTTTGCGCCCACCACCACCGGGGCCGGTGGCACCACGGGCACGGGCCGGGCCGCGCAGCCGCTACCAAGGGCGATTGAGGCGATCAGCAGCAGCCATGCGCGTGGCATCGTCCACAACCTCCTGACGCTCCGCATCGGTGCGCGGGCGGGGTTTGACGGTGGAAAGGATGGCCGCGCGGGCTGCGGCATCCGTGGCGGTTTTCTGTTCCCGTTCGATGCAGGCGGCGGCGTATTCCGCCTGCGCGTCCGCCGTGGCGTTGGCCTGCCGGGCCACGGCGGCCCAGCGGTTGCCCTCCGTCACGGCGGCGGCAAGCTGTTCCCGTGTGGTGGCGTGCATGGCCTGTTCGGTGCGCAGTTCGGCCTGCACCAGGGCGCAACGCACCCCCACGGCGGCCAGCGCCACCAGCAGGACCACGGCCACGACGGCCAGCGAGAGCAGGCGGGGCTTGGGCGAAAGGAAGGCGGTGATGGCGTCGAACATCAGGAACGCCCCCCTTCCGCCGGGCAGGAGCCCGCGCCCCAGCCCGCCGCCCTGTAGACCGGCTCCAGCACCAGCAGGATGCGCCGGGGGTAGCCCCGGTTCTCGCGGAAGGCGGCACGGCTGCGGCCCGCGTTGACGGTTTCCACGCTGCCCCACCACACGTCCGGGTCCAGCCCCTGCGCGGCGGCCTTGCGCTCGTCGCGCGTCAGCCAGCCGGGGCCTCCGTTGTACCCGGCCAGCCCCTTGGCCATGCGGTCGCACGGGGTGGCGGCGCGTACCCGTTGCAGGATCCACCAGTCGTAGGCCACCAGCGCCCGGATGGCCCACGCGGGGTTGAACGGCGCGGGCTGCCCCGTATCGGGCATGACCGTGGGCAGCCAGCGCGCGGTGCCGGGCATGAACTGGGCCAGCCCCTGCGCGCCAACGGGCGACATGGCGTCGGCGCGCCACTCGCTTTCCTGGTGGATCTGTGCGGCAAAGGTGGCCACCGGCGCATCCATGCCGAAGCGGAACCGGGCCTCGCGGGTCAGCGTGGCCCGGTGGCGCTGGGCATCCGGCGGGATGGTGGCGGCGTGGGTGATGGAGGGGAGTGCGCAGAGCAGAAGCAGCGCGCACAGGATGAGGGGGCCGTGAAGCCTGACGCAGCATGCGGGGCAATAACGTCCCCGCATCACAGGCCCAGCCCCACGGCCAGCATGGCCCCCAGTATCAGCAGCGCCCGGCAGATCATGCTCACGCAGGCCATGCCCACGGCCACGGCCAGCACGGTGCCGGGACCGACGGGCAGCGAAACGCCCATGCGCTCCGACAGCATGGCCCCGGCGCTGGCGGCAAGGGTTACCGCGCGGTCACCGGTCAGCCACTGGTCGGGGCGGCCATAGGGAAACACCCAGCGGGCCAGCCAGTAGCCGCCCACGCTGGCCAGCGTGAGCAGCGACCCCTTGTACATGATGACGGGCAGGTTCTGCGGCGCGAAACGGGCCACGCCAAGCAGCAGCACAACGGCCAGCGCCATGCACCAGCCCATGCGCGGGGGACGGAAGCGGGGAAGTTTTCGGGGGGTAAAACGCATACGATCCTCCTTTTAGGGAGGATCGTATGGAGGGAACGGCATTGTTGCCGGAGGCTATGCAAGCAGTGGTCAGGATTTTCCGCGTCCCAGTACCGCTTCGATCCTTCTGGAGAGGGCTAACCTGAATTGGGGAAGATCGTTTGAATTCCAAAAAATACAATTGTACTGGCGTACATCAAAATGCAATTCGTCACCTTGGCGGCATGTCCAGAAAACAGGAAGGCCAAGGCCCATCGCAAATCCTGCTTCGTAATAGACACCACCTCGATGCCCTGTCGCATCAGCAACGACAAACCTGCTTCTGCGTATCTGTGAAATTATTTCGTCGTCAATTCTGTGCGCGTGCTCTTTCTGGTCAACACGATGAGGTAGATATCCAGCATCTCTGATTGCTTCCGACATTACGTCGGTATAAACATTGAACATTTCATCGCTAAACCACATCGCAACAAAACCTTGCATGCTTTCAGAATTTGGTTTTTTCAAACCATCTATATGTATCCAGCCCTTAGGCTGTATGGTTATTTTCCTATAAGATCTATCGCGAACATTATGAATAAGACCTTCCGACTCTAAAAAACTTATAATCTGTAAAAGTTCGATATCATTACCAACATGTGAAGAAGCCTGTAGAGATACGTCATCCAGCGATATAGAAACACTGTTTCCAGCAAATCCTGTTGCTTTTTCAATTTCAACAATAAAATTATTAGCCTTTTCAATAAATGAAATCCCCCTGGACTCCATTAACTCTTTGTAGTTGTGCGTTGCTACAATAATTGCACCGCCGCTTTCTCGAACAGCATTTGACAATGCAATACGTTTTTTGCGTGGATAAGCATTTCCCACAAGATCAAGTGCAGCATTTTGAGTAATTTTGAATTGACCACATCGAGGGCAATCGATATGCAAATAGTCACCAGAACGTGCAAGTAGCTTTGTATCACAATTGCAAATGGGACAAAAATCCATATCCACACCTCTGACATATTTTTACTTATTGTACATATGGATAATTATTTGGTCAAAGATTACTCCTCCCAATCCTCCATCATGGCCTGCACGTCTTCGGCGGGGACGCGGACGGGCGAATCCTTCAGCCGCCGCAGCCTGCCCTCTGCTATCCAGTTGTAAATCTGGCTGGAGCTGGCGTTCAGGCAGTATGCTGCCTGGTTCACGTTCAGCAGGCGCAACCGGGTCACCATCTCCTGCGGGGTGAGGGTGTAGGGCAGTTCCCGGTTGTATGGGTAGCGGATGGGCAGCGGCGGCGCGAAGCCGTCGGGGCGGTTCAGGCTGCACCGGCGGCCACAGCCGATGCACAGGAACACGTCCGCCCGGTGGAACCAGTACGGTCCACTGGCGCGCCGCGTTGCGCCCGGTGTGGGCAGGGGCGCGCGCGGGCAGCGCAGCCGCTCGTACACCGCCGCTTCCACGGTGCCCTGATAGGGCCGCCAGCCGTGCCGCACCAGCTTCACCACGTCATCTATCAGCGTCGCCATCCGTTTCCTCCGTCGTCTGGCCCGCAAGGGCAAGGATGTCTCGTGTCTGCGCCGCGAACATGGGTTCGCAGCGGTCGCACAGGCCGGAGCCGCGCGACAGGCACCGGGCGCAGGCGTGCTGGCGCAGGATGCGCCCGATGCTGGCCGCGTCGAGCCCGGCGGTGCGAGGCTGTCGCAATGCCTGCCAGATGCGCTCCGCCTGCCTGTCCATATCCCCCGCGTAACGCCCGGCCAGCACCTGATAGACCGTGCCGCGCGGCAGCCCCGTCTGTTTGCAGAACCGGTGCGGCGTTCCGTAGTGCTGCCGGATGGCCGCATCGAGCGCCGCGCGTTCTTCGTCCGTCACGCTGTGGCCTCCGCCGCATCCTGCTCCCGCTGTTCCCTGGCCCGCAGGCGTGCTTCCAGATCCCTTGCAAGGGTGCGCAGGTTGCCCTCGTCGTCCAGCCAGCGGAACGCCTCCACGCCAAAGGCCCGCTGCACGCGGGTGTCCAGACTGGTCATGTCGTAGCCCAGTTCGCGCCACATGGCCGCGATCCTGCGCTTGCGGGCGGCCTGCGGCCCTTCGGGAATCTCGTACCAGTCGCTGCGCCGCCCGGCGGCCTTCACCTTGTACGGTTTGCCTTCACGTGGAGCCGCGCCGGACGTGAACCGCGCACCGCGCTGCGCCAGGTGGTCGCACAGGCGCACCAGCTCCGGCGCGGTCAGCTCGGCCCGCGATTCCTTTCCGAACAGGTTGCGCAGCATCTCGCGCAGGGTGTCGGCGTCGATGCCGAGCTGCTTCACGCCGATGGAGGACTTGCCCAACAGGGCCTTGCGATGGGCGGCGTTCGTTCTCGTCTTTCTCACCTTGGGTGACACTCCTCGGCGGGCACCAGCACGGTGCCCCGCCCGTAAAGATGCACGGCCACGTACCAGCGCCCGTCGGCCCCCAGCACGGGGGCCTCGCTGGCGATGCGGGTCACGTCGTGCAGGGGGTATTCGTCGGTGCCGCCGGTGCGCACGGCCACAAGGCGCTTGCGGGGCAGGTGGTCCGGTCGGGGGGCAGGTGCCACCTCGCGCAGATCCACGCCAAAGATGTGGTAGGCCAGCAGCGCGGCAATCTCGGCCACGGTCAGGAAGCGCCCGGTGCCGTGCAGGCCGTGGGGGGCGTCCAGCCACTTGCGGCCCATGCGCAGGCGGTACAGCCCCTGCGGGCCGCCCCATTGCGCTGCGGGGAAGAATTCCACGGTGCCCGACCCGATTGCGCCATTTTTTACGCAAACTGACGCGCATTTCTTGCGATGTTCGGCCATGCCGTTTCCTTTGTGCGGGGTGGCTGCTCGTCAGGCCCGGCGCGCCACCGCCGGGCGACCGCCCCGCCGCGCGGGCGGGGCGGTTTCGCATTCATCGCGTCTTTTCCTTGTGCTTCGCGCCGCGCTGTTCCGGTTGCCACCAGTGCTCCAGGCGCAGGGTCTTGCGTACCGCATCGGCGGGCAGGCCCGACGCCACCAGCAGGTGCCCCGCCTCTCGCCGGATGGTGCGCGTCACGTCGGCCTTTTCACGCACGCCCCGCGCCTTGAATTCGGTGTTGCGGGCCAGTTCCGGCATATCGCCGGGGTCCAGGTTGGTGTTGCGCAGCACGCGCTGGGCGTAGAGCCGCGCGTAGCGGGGAATGTCGATGCTGTCGTGGGCCATGTCCGCCTCCGGTGCGTCAGGCCGCGCGCTCCACGTCCTCGCGCGCGATCTCGATGTAGAAGTCGTCGGTGATGTGCCGCTTCAGGCCCACCAGTTCCAGCTTCGAGGCGGGCCAGCCCGCCGCCACTTCCTTGTTGACCTCTTCCTTCACCCGGATGCCGTCGAGAAAGCCCAGTTCGCGCAGGCGTTCCAGCGTCATGGCCACCGTGACCCTGGGCACCTGCTTGAGCTTGGTGGCCTGCCGGAAGCCGACGACGCCGAAGCCGAGGTCGATGCTCTTGCGGTCCATGAACAGTTCGGCCTTGTTCAGCGTGGCCCACGTGGCCACCGCGTTTTCAAGGTCGGCCCGGCGGGCCAGCAACGGGGCGCTGGCCTGACCGGCGGCAGCCTTGGCCGCATCAATGGCCGTATTCATGTCCGTTTCGATGCCGGTCAGCTTGCGGTTGATGACCGCGATTTCCGCCAGTGCGCCTTCGGCCTGCGGGCGGTCGGCGATGATTACCGGGTTGGGCTTGCGTCGTGCCATCAGTGCGTCTCCTGCGTTTCGCCTGTCGTGTCCCCGGCCCCGGCGCTCATGCCGGGCACGGGGAACGTCTGCTCCATGGTTTCCACCTGTCCGGCTGCCGCATCCAGTTCGTTCTGGATGCACCGGATGAGGCCCCACGTTTCCTCGCTGACCTGTCCGGCCAGCACGCCCAGCGCCAGCCGGGCATCCCTGATCTTGTCGGCCACCATGGTCATGCCTCCGTGGCGGGCGGGGCGTCGGCCCCGTTTGCGGTGGTTGTGATGGGGAACCGTGCGACAAGCACGGCAAGCTGTTCCTGAATCTTGCGCCGCGTGCCGGGGGCGTCCGGGTCTTCCAGCAGCAGGATGCGGCAGAGCTGGGCCGTGGCGCGGCGTTCGGCTTCGTAGGGCATCGGCAGGTCGATGGGCGGCCACGGGGTTTCGCGGCGTTCGCGTCCGGCGACGGTCAGTCGCCACAGGTTGGCGTTGCCGTCCTGCCCGTGCCGGGCGATGTAGCCTTCCGCCTCCAGCCAGCGCACGTACCGCCCCACGGTGGATCGTTCGACGCGGGCAATGATGGCGATGTCCGCCAGACGCCACCCGGCGGTCTGGATGCGGATGGCCCGCCACATGCGCACGTAGCTTTCGCCCGTGCGGCGCGGCTCCACACCGGGCACCAGCCGCCAGAGGCCCCGGTCCGGCTTGTCCACCTCGCCACGTTCCATCAGGGAGTGCAGCCGCCTGCGCAGCAACTGGCGCTGGCTTTCCGTGGTCAGGCCAAGAGCCTCGGCAAGCTGCGGCGTGGTGACGGATTCCTTGCCGGTGGGGCAGAAGGACCGCAGGGCGGCGCGCACGGCGTCCATGGCGTCGGTGCGCATGGCTACCTCCGCCCGGCGGGCAGCGCCGCCTTGACGAGGGCTGCGTCCACCGTGCTGGTGTTCTTGGCGCGGGCGGCGGATTCCACCGACAGCAGCAGATTGTGAACCCGGCGGAAGTTGCCCCTGGCCTGCTTGTGGATGAGCGCGGCGGCGTCGGTGGTAAGGGCAAGGTCGGCCCCCTCCATGGCGTACATGGCCACGTCCTGCGTGCTGATGCCGGTGAAGGCCACCCGGTATTCGTCGGGGATGCGGTCGTCGATGCGGCTGCGCTGCGACAGTTTGCCGGGCAGGTGCTGCTCGCCAATGAGCACCACCGGGCAGCCGGACATGTCGTGGATGTCGCGCAGGTCTTCAAGACGGCGCAGATCCAGCCGGTCGGCCTCGTCCACGTAGATGGTCACGGGTTCGGCATCGAGGGCGCGCAGGATTTCGGCCCGGCAGCGGTGCGCGCCGTGGGGCCGCGCCTCCATCAGTTCCCAGCACAGCTCCTGAAGGAAGGCGTGCTGGGTCATGCCTTCCAGCACCCGCAGAAAGGCCCCGCCGTGCTGGGCGTACATGCTGTGCGCGGCAATGGTCTTGCCCACGCCCGCCTCGCCCCACACCGCCACCATGCCGGGGCGGCCACGCTCCGTGTCTTCCGCCTGCCGCAAGGCCCGGCGCAGGCGCGCCACGTTGTCCGTTTCGATGAAGATGCCCTTTTTCATGATGCGCGAGCCTCCATGGCCGCCATGCGCGCAATCAGGCGGCGTTGCTGTTCGTAGCGGGGCAGGGCCACCTCTAGGTATTCGTCCGACTGCTCGTACTCGGCCTTGAAGGTGGCGTCGGCCTCGGTCAGGGGCAGGCCCTGAACCTCGGAAATCCGGAAAAGGAACTCGTAGCGGTCGAGCTGCGAGGCGAAGAACGACGGGGCCTCGTAGGCCGGACGGGCCGCCATGCGGGCGCGGTGTTCGGCCAGCATGGCGTCGTGGGCGCGGCGCTCGTCGTCGGTAACAGTGGGGATGGGCAGTTCGCGGCGGGCGGGGGGCGGGATGTCACGTTCGCCTTCGGGCAGCGCCGCAGGGGCATCGCTGGCCAGTTGCGCCATGCGCTGCCGGTGTTCGGGAATGACCACCGCATCCAGCAGCGCCCGCGAACTGGCCCCGGCCAGTTTCTCCTGCTCGCGCCGGATGGCGAGGGCGTCGGCAAGCTGTTCGCGGTGTTCGCCTTCACCCAGGTAGTAGGCAGCGGGATGCAGGGTTTGCATCTCTCGCGCCTCGGCAAGAAAGCGCCCATCGGTGGCGTACACCAGCACGCTCTGCGGGCGCTGGTCGTCGTAGCGCACCACGACCGCGTGCTTCTTGCCGTACAGTTCCGGCGCGAAGTAGCGGCGGCCAAGCAGGCGCACCGTGCCGCCCCGGTCGATTTCCCGCACCTCGCGCGAGAGCATCCACAGGTTCAGCCGGTTCAGGTCGTCGGCGGTCAGGCCCGGCCCGCGCCCGGCGCTGAAAATTTCGTGCGGGGTGCGTCCGGCAAGGTGGCCGCGCTGCGGACGCAGCACGTAGGCGTCGAAGAAATGGGCGATGGCCGCGTGCGTTTCCTGCATCGTCAGCGGGCGCCCGCCGAGGGCGTCGTACAGCTTGCGGTGCATCGCCTCGCCCCGGTGCATGCGGGCGGGCTTGGTGTTGATGCTGCGGCCCGTGTACGAGGGCACCCAGTTTTCCAGTTCGTGGAAGGTGCCGAAGAATCGTTCGATGGGCTTGGACTGCCCGTGGTAGGCCCACGCGTGGATCACCTGCACGCCCAGGTCTTCGTACAGGCCCACGATCCCGGCTTGCCGGAAGTCGGCGCAGCCCTTGAAGTGCTTGGCGCGGAACGCCTTGCCGTTGTCGAGGTAGGCGATACGCGGCACCTTGCCGAGGCGGATGCAGGCCCGCCGCAGGGCGGCGCTGATGCTGGCCGTGTTCTCGGTGGGCATCAGTTCCCACCCCAGCGGGTAGTTGCTGGCCCCGTCGAACCACAGCACCATGGTCATGCGGCAGGGCTTGCCCGTGTCCGGGTTGGTCGTCTCGAAGTTCAGGGTGTGGCCGTCGGCGATGAGGATGTCGCCCACCTCCACCAGCCCCCAGTTGCGCTCGAACCAGATGGCGGCCTTGTCGTTCCACGCCTTCTTGCCCTCGCGGATGAAGGTCCATTCCGCGTAGCAATCGCCCATGTACTGGTTCAGGAAGCGCCGGATGGTGGCGGGCGACGGCACGTGCAACCCCTCGGCCTTGCACAGGCCGGTTACCTGATTGCACACGTAGCTGATGGCCGGGTTGTTGATGTGCAGCGCCTTGCCGAGGATGATCTGCCTGTGCCGCTCGGTAAGCAGCGACTTGCCCCGGTGGGCAAGGCCGCGCTTGTCCGCAATGGCCATCAGGTCGCCCGCGCGGCGCTGCTGCACCTTCCAGCGTTCCAGCGTCTTCCAGCTGACCGGCCCCACCGTGGCCAGCAGCTGCGGCCATGCGCCGCCGTCATACGCGGCAAGGAAGTTCGCCCGGCTCTGCACGGACTTGCCGTGCCTGCGCAGCCAGTCGAGATACAGGCGCACGAGGTCCAGCCGGGCAAGGGCCTGCTGGCGGCGCTTGGGATCGAGCGGGGTGGGCGCGCCGGGTGCGGAAGGGGCGGAAGTGGTGGGCGGGTGGTCCGACGCGGCAGCCGCCACGGCGGTGCGTTCTTCCGCCATGCGCACGGCCAGCGCCGTGCCTTCCGGCATGGAGACGACCAGCCATTCGTTGCCGCCGCCACGCCCCGGCTTGCGCCGTGCCTGCCAGCCCTCGCGCCGGGCGCGCATCTGGACGGCCCGGTCGGTGACCCCGAGCGCGGCGGCCAGTTCGCCTGCGGTGTATGCGTCCTTGAAGGTCTTCATGGTTCGGCCCTGCTGGTGCGGGGGGCGCTACGCGGCGTCCTGCCGTTCGGGTTGGGTCAGGGGTTGCGGCTGGGCCAGCCTGCGCGGGTCGAACAGGTACTTTTCCGGCACGCCAAGGTCGCGCAGCGCGTCGAGCACGCGAGGGCTGTGCAGTTCGCCGCGCACGGTCTTGGCCACGGCTTCGCCAGACAGGCCGATGAGGGCGGCAAGGCTGCGCATGGTGTGGTTGCGCCGCCGCAGTTCGCGCCTGATGAAATCGGAAGCGTCACCGCGCCGGTGGCCGCAATCGGCTCTGGTCATCATAGGGTTTCCTCCAGTTGTCTCCGGCGCTTGCGCGCCAGTTTCTCTTCCTTCACGGCCCTGCCGAAATGCGCGTCGCGCAGGATTTCGGGCGTGAGAATGCCCAGCCCGAAGGTGCGCAGGATGGCTTCCAGCGGGCCGAAGTCGCCGGTGGCGTGGCAGAAGACCACCACCGCCAGAAGCGAGGGTGTGTGGTCGCGGTCGTGCGGGGCCAGCCACTTGTCGAGCAGGTCTTTGGAAATGACCCTGGCGTTGCCCCGCGTAAGCCTGAGGTTGTGAGATCTGGCGATGGCGTTGATGCGGTCGACGAGCAGCTTCCGGCCTTCCGCGCTTTCACCGGCGGCACGGTTCATGGCCGCGCGCACGGCGGGGATCACGCCGGAAAGATTGGGAGTGCTGTCGTCGAAAAGGGTGAGCTGCCGCATATCGCCGTCCGCGTTCTGGTCCGGCAGGGGGTGATAGCGTCCGAACGATATCAGTCTACTGCCGTTGACCGTGGTAAACAGGCGGGATAGGTTGCGCGCTGGATAGTAATCACAACCGCCCGCAAGCCTGATTTACAGCTTTAGATTTAAAATTTCAACCCGAAATTCACTTCGGAGTTTAAATTTTACGTCTTTAGCGTAAAGCCTCGGATTTAAACGAGGAGCGGTTCGCGTGGCGTTTCGCAGTTCCATTCGGAGTTCGCCATGCAGACCGCGAAATCGTTCGAAGCCATATTCGAACGACTCATGAAGGCAGCAGGGGTCAGAAATGATTCCGAATTGGCCCGCGCGCTGGGCATCACGCCCCAGTCGGTGAACGGGGCGCGCAAGCGCGGGGAAGTGCCCCCGGCGTGGGTTCAGTCTTACGCTGAAAGAACTGGCACCAGCAGCGACTGGCTGTTCTTCGGGCGCGGTCCCATGCGCGTGGAGGAACAGGCCCAGGCCGCACCTGCGGGCAAGTCGGCGTTCGGTCCGGAAACAGTCACCTGTGCGGACTGCGAACTGGTCATGGTGCCCATGGTGGAGGCGCGGCTTTCCGCCGGTAACGGCAGCTTCGAGGTGGGGGCCGATGTGGAACGGCGCTACGCCTTCCGCACCGACTTCCTGCTGCGCAAGGGCTCGCCGTCGAGCATGGTGCTCATGCGCGTCGACGGCGACAGCATGGAGCCCTACGTGCTCAACGGCGACGTGGTGCTGGTCGACCAGAGCCAGCGCGACCCGCGCCCAGGCAAGGTCTACGCCGTCGGCGTCGAAGAACTGGTCTACCTGAAGGTGGTCAACGCCTCGCCCGGCAAGCTCGTGCTGACGAGCTACAACGCCAGCTACGCCCCACTTGAAATCGACGCGCGCGGCGACCTCGCGGACGGCGTGCGCATCATTGGCCGGGCCGTCTGGGTGGGCCGCGAACTGGGCTGA